GGCTTGCGCCCCCTGCCACTTGCTTACTGCGCAGTGGGAACCAGCCAGCCGCGACGGATGCAGTACCGCACGTAAGGCACTGCGTTGGTCGCGTGGACCGGGATGCCAAGCGCAGCCAGATCGGCCAGCGGCTGCGGTCCGTTGGCGCACGCCTTAGCAATGGCGTCCCAGTGCTGGTCATGTGCGTGCTTTGTGTTAGCCTTGACGCGGTACTTCTTGCCCACGACGTACAGCGTGCTGTCGGCCTTCTGCTCGGGCGCTGTCACGGGGGCGGCGACTTCGGTGGCCTGCGCCAGTTCGGCGCCGAGGGTAGGTGCTGCGGACTTGCGGGACTTTGCCATGGTTGCTTGCTCCTTTGGTTGCCGTGGCCCCTGCCACGGTACTCCACTATATGCACGGCCCGTGCCAATGCCGATGCTTGGGGCGCACACCATATACAAGGGGCGCTGTGCGCATGGCGCTGGGGCTGCGTTAAACCCATGCACAAGGGGCGCAGGGGCTGCGCACGGCCCTTTGTAGCTGCCCCGCATGCCACCGCGTAGCGCGGCCCCTACGCGGTGGCACACATGGTGCTTAGGTGCCGCTTTTGGGCATCTATGTACGCAATGCGCGGCAGCAAGCAAGGATCGTGCCAATTGGCGCGTGCAAGCAAGGGTCGTGCCACATGCAACATCCGTGCCAACCTCACACGTAGCAAAGACCATGCCACTAGCAGCATCCGTACCAGCCCGGAGTGTGGTACGGAGCGTGCTTGCAAGCAATCCGCGTGCCACACGCAAGGTCCGTGCCTGCGCACGCGCGTAGCAAGGTCCGTGCCACATGCAAGGTCCGTGCCACATGCAAGGTCCGTGCCATCGGCAGGGCAGGCATGCGCCGTGCTTGTAAGCAAGGGTCGTGCCATGTGGGCAGGGCAAGCAAGGTCCGTGCCTGCTAGGGGCCAAGCAAGGTCCGTGCCATGCTGCGTCGCACAAATCTGTTACATCTTGTTGCAATTGCTGCGTCGCAACATCAAACCAATCGGCAGGCGGGGTGGCTCATTGGTGTAACTACCCCCCACTCTCCCAGCCACCAGACAACTTTGAAGACCATGTGCGCTGTAGGGTTATGAACTACTTTCATACCCACACTACAGGTAGGGTTAAGAGCCCAGCACCTAGAACCGCGCGCCGTGGGCTTTGTCACGCTTGCACTTCCGTCCTAGGCTGGTGTACCATGCGGGTATGGACGACTACGAAGACTACGCTGAGCCGATTACGGCTGTCGAAGAGCAATTGAAGGCTCGCGAGCAGGATATGGACGTCCAACTGACGAAGATGGCCTCCATAAAGAGACCCTTTGTCCTCCCACGGACGGGAGCCACCCGTGAGCAGATCAAAGACACGTTCAACACGGCGTTTGAGTTGATCGGGGGCGTGCCACGGCTGGCAATCTGGGCCAATGATAACCCCGACAAATTTTACGCCCTCTGGGCCCGATTGCAGGGCAACTCCTCCCAGCCGACCACTCCAGCTAAAATGATCGTTGAGCATGTCCTCCGCCGCAATCGACTGGACGAAGTGACCATCGACGAGCAAGGGCGGGTATTGGATGTCCCCTCCACCCCACGCGAGGATGAGTAATGGCTGAGAAAACGGCTACTGCTAAAATCAAACGGTTTACGGTGAAAAACGGGACTTTGCACGATGCTGGAGTTCCAATGTCGAAGGGTGAAGTAGACCACTTCATCCGTCGACAACGACTTGCTATAGAAACAAATAAGAAAGACAAGATGCCGGGGCACGATATTGCCAACAAATTCCTCGATGAAGAAGTTTCAGAAGTAGAAAAGCTCTACCCAACACTGAAATGAGCACGCGCGTAGCGACTCTTCCGTATAATCCACGGGAACAGTTCCTCCCGTACCACGATCGTGACCAGCGGTGGAGCTGTATCGTCGCTCACCGACGTGCGGGAAAAACCGTAGCGACCATCAACGACGTGGTGGAAAGAGCTCTCTACACGAAAAAGCCGAACGCGCGATACAGCTATATCGCTCCGTACTACGCTCAAGCAAAAACGATCGCGTGGGACTATTTGCAGCGTTCTACGGAGCATATCGCACTCAAGCAAAAGGAAAGTGAGCTGTCCGTAACGCTCCCAGGAGAGAATGGTACGTCCACTGTGAGGCTCTTTGGGTCGGACAACCCCGACGCCCTCCGGGGCACGTACCATGATGGGGCGATTTTGGACGAGTACGGAGACATGAAGCCCTCCGTATGGACGCAAATTATCCTCCCAGCCCTCGCGGATAGGAAAGGATGGGCCACCTTCATCGGTACGCCGAAGGGTAGGAATCACTTTTACAAGATTCGAGAGCGCGCGAGGACGGATCCGGGGTGGTTGTATCTGGAATTGCGCGCTTCCCAGACGAAATTGTTGGATCAAACTGAGCTCGACGAGATGCGAGCGCAGATGGATGAAGACGAATACGCTCAGGAATTTGAATGTTCGTTTGATGCAGCCCTCAAGGGAGCCATCTACGGTAAGGAGATGCGTCTGGCGGAAGAAGAGGGGCGCATTTCCACCACCGTTTCGGTGGATTTTGACGAAAAAATTCCTCACGTATTCGACCTCGGGTATACGGACGACACTGCGTCGTGGGCGTGGCAACGGAGGCCCGGTGGATACGTCCTCGTCAACGCGTACCACGACAACTTCAAGCCGATCGAGCACTACATTGAATGGCTTTTCGCTCGACCCTACACCGTCGGCGATGTTTGGCTCCCACACGACGCCAAAGCAAAGTCGTTGCAGACCGGCAAGAGCATTGTGGAGCAGTTTATCGCGGCGGGCATCCGCCCACGGCTCGTCCCCAACTTGAGCCTCAAGGACGGTATCGCTGCGGCGAGGAAGATTCTGCCGTACTGTCACTTCCTCCTCCCGCACACGTACGACGGGGTGGAAGCGCTCAAGCAGTATCAGCGCACGTTTGACGAATCGACGAAAGCATTCATCCAAAAACCGAAACACGACTGGACTTCCCACTACGCGGACAGTTTCAGGTATTTTTCTCTGTGCGTAGAGCATCCCGACAGACTTACAGCCTCTCCCGACCCAGTCGACGAGAACGGTATGAATCTCCAAGGGCTTTTTGAAGAGCGTGAGATGAACCTTCGCAGAGGAATTGCAAGAATATGAGCCAGTACGACACCAGTTCTACGTCTTCGACCAAGATCGAGTCGCTTGAGAAGTACGAGACAGATGCGAGGGCGAGACGTAATCGTTGGATTGCTGAGATCCAGTACGCTGAGAAGGAAAAGGAGAAGTTTTCCGAGCAGGGGCGGAAGGTGGGGAAGCGATACCTTGACGAGCGCGACGATATTTCCGCGCTGGACAAGAAGTTCAACATTTTCTACGCCAACACGGAAATTCTAAAGTCTGCGCTTTACTCCAACCTGCCCAAAATCTCCGTTTCGCGTCGTTTTAGCGACCCTGACGACGATGTGGCACGGGTAGCGGCGCGGATGCTCCAGCGGAACCTGGAGCAGGACCTCGACGAAGCGCACTGCGACTTCGATGAGTGTCTGCGCAACTGTGTCCAGGATCTACTCATTCCCGGTCTCGCTACGGCGTGGCTGCGGATGGAAGTGGAGACGGAGCAGCGCAACATTCCTCCCACCATCGTGGACGGGATGGAAATTGCTCCTGCGATGGACTATGAGGAAGTAATCGAGCAAGAAGTCTATATCGACTACGTTCACTGGGACGACTTTATCTGGTCCCCCGCGAAAGTGTGGGCGGAAGTTCGCTGGATGGGACGCAAGGTGTTCCTCACCCGTGACGAGCTGGTCAAGCGTTTCGGTGAGGAGCTGGGTAAGAAGATTCCTCTAGACCACAAGCCCGCGTATCGCTCTGGTGCGCTGGACAATACGCCGAAGAATGAAGTGTTCCAGCAGGCGTGCGTTTACGAGATTTGGGATAAGCAGTCCAAGAAGGCCGTGTGGGTGTCAAAGTCTTACGAGGAGCTTCTCGACGAGAAAGACGATCCGTTGGAGATCGAGAACTTCTTCCCTTGCCCACGACCGATGACGGCGAACACCACGACGTCTAACACGGTACCGAAAGCTGACTACGTCATGTTCCAGGATCAGTAAACGGAACTGGACACTGTCAACACTCGAATTCAAGCCCTCATTCAAGCATGTAAAGTCGTCGGGGTTTACGACCGTGGTGCTGGATCAATTCAGCGCATGCTCCAGGAAGGTGTTGACAACACTCTCATCCCAGTGGACAATTGGGCAATGTTTGCAGAGAAGGGCGGGGTCAAGGGTGTCATTGATTGGCTCCCTCTGGATCAAGTTGTCCGTGCGCTCGAGCGACTCGAGAAGAATCGTGAGGACATCAAGCAGCAGATCTATGAGCTGACTGGTATCGCTGACATTGTCCGTGGTGCTACGAAAGCCAGCGAAACGCTGGGGGCACAGGAGCTCAAGGCGAAGTTCGCAGGCGTGAAGATTCAGAGTCGTCAGCAGCAAGTGACGGACTTCGCTACTCACATCCTGCGCATCAAAGCGCAGATCATCTGCAAGCACTTCACTGACAAGTTTATCCTCCAGCGCAGCAACATTGACAAGACGCAAGACGCTCCGCTGGCAGAGCAAGCTATCCAGCTTCTGAAAGACCACGCGGCGTCGGAGTGGCAGATCAAAATTGAGCCGGACAGCATGGCGCGGGTAGATTACGCGCAGGACCGACAAGAGTACAACGAGCTTATGAACACCGTCGTGGCGTTCATGGAGAAGCTCGTACCTGCGGTGAACAGTGCTCCGTTCATTGCTCCGTTCATGATGGAACTACTGAAGCACATCGTCTCCAAGTTCCGTGTCGGGCGGGAAGTTGAGTCAAGCTTGGATGGGATGATCAAGGCTGCTACGCAGATGGTGAACACTCCCAAGCCTCCGCCTCCTGACCCCGCCATGGTCAAAGCTCAGGCAGAAGTAGGAGCTCTCCAGCAGAAAACACAAGCAGGACTTCAAGCTACCGCTATGAAAACTGCTGCTGAGCTTCAAATGAACAAGGAGAAGCATCAGGCTGAGCTCGCAGGTATGATTCAAGAGCACCAGACTGGGGCAGAGCAAGCAGAGTTTAAGAACATCCTCGACCTCATCAAGACAGTAAATGATGCGGCGGTGAAGAAAGAGCAAGCCAAAAACAAAGGAGAGTAAATATGTCTAGAACGCGGTATCTCTACAAGGGGGCCAAGGTCATCGCCGTCATCAAAGACGGCGTACTGATCGAATCTACCCCTGAGTACGAGGCTCAACAGTCGGGGGTAGCCATTCTCCCCGACTTGCCCGATGTGGTGAGCCCAATTGACGGCACCATCATTCGTGGCCGTGCTGGTCTGCGGGAACACTGCAAGCGGCACGATGTTGTCCCTACGGCAGACCTCAAAGGGTTGCCCCCTAAACCGATGATGCAACCCTACGTTGTTCCTAGACACGAACGTGAAGAGACTAAGAGGTATATGGCTCATCTCGTCGACAAAATGGAGAGAAAATAATGGATCTTCGCGAAGCGATTTCTAACGCTGTAGAGGCTGAGGAGAAGAAAGATGAGTCAGTGGCAAGTTCCAATCCCGCTCAAGGCGATTTGTTTGCGTCATCCGGAGACGTTAGTGGAAGCGCCGATACCTCGTCCACGACCGCTACCTCTTCTGGAGACGATAAGTCTGGCAGCAGCGAAGTATCTGATGTCGCTAAAGGCAGCGACATTGATAGTGCAGGAGCGAAAGCTGCTGAAACAAGCGACAAGTCCGAATCCGACAGTGATGCAAGCGACAAATCTGATAAAGGAGTATCAGACAGTACAGGAAAGAAAGTTGAGTCTGAGCTTTCAACTGAAGACAATGCAGAAGATG